GGTTGTATCAGTCGAGGTTGAACCGTTTACAACTTGTAGTACTTTTCCGCCCGAAGCAATCCAGGCTGTGCCACTCCAAACAAGTGCCGTATCAACAGTCGTATCATAAATCATTTGACCTTCGTACGGTGACGCAGGACGAGTAGACGACGTACACACACCAGGCTTAACAATCGACTGTGCGCCAACAACAGAACTAAGAGGCATTGTTCATATCCTACTTGGCATACCCGTAAACAGAGATAGTTCCACCAGTAAGTGTTCCAGTTGAACAAGTCAGCGTAAACGCTGTGTATTGAGTTGCATTATCTAAGAACCCTGCGTAATCAAACCTATACCATGTCGTAGATGAGCCAGTCGCTTGCGCCCGAATGATTGTTCGCTTTTCAAGATTTGGTGACTCAAGTTCAATCCTTGAAGAAATAGCATTTGCGTTTGCATAACCAACATCCATGAATGTTGCAGTATTTGTATTGGTTCCAGTTACACCAGCCGAACTGTATTGTGCGTAAAATCCTGCATAAGAATACCCAGTTGCGGTTGAGCCGAGTGTCAAGCGAAGGTTAATGTTTGTTGAGCCGACTCCGCCAGAAACCATTACCAAATAATTGTCATAAGTGCTAGAAAATGCACCTGTTACTTCAACCGATGATACTGCCGTCCCGATTGTTTGAGTTTTAACCAAGTCAAGACCAGATGGGTTTGCACGACCAGTGGACAACACGACCCAACCAGTCCCGTTATAAACCATCGCCCTGTCGGTGTCTGTTTCATAAATAACCATGCCGTCAAACGGGTTCACAGGACGATTAGTTGAAGTACAAACCCCTGGCTTTATGCCTTGTGTGGTTGCGGAAATTGTCACTTAGATTCCTCCAAGCAATAGTTGTGCTTCTTCGGCGGTGATACCAAGACGAGTAAGCAACGCTTCACGGGCAAGTTTTTTTTCTTCTTGCTCTTTAACCAATAACGCCGTTTCCGCTTGGTCTATTTGCGATTGTGCAAGTTCCAATTCGTTCATATCACGAATTAACCCATCTACCATTATTTTGTTCACGAGTCCGCCAATCCATAAATACGATATGTTCCTGACATATTTGCGGAAACAGTATTAAAGAATGTTACCGAGTCGGCAACAGTTGTTAAAGCAAAATTTAATCCACCTGCGCGACCCAATGCGCCAACGTTAGTATCCTCGCCCTGTGTGGTAATCGTTCCCGCTGTGTAAGTCGATTGCTGTGGATTAAACAAAGTGATTGTTGCGTTTGAGTTAGTCGCACCTGCATTGAGCATATCGCCCAAGTTCCAAGACGAAGTATTGTTTGCTGTGGTGTTAGACGAACCACCGTTACTATTTATTCCTATTTGCATTGTAAAATAGTTACTGTTTGTTATATCTGCCCCGCTTGCACGTAACCGCATACGGAATGAACCCGACGAAGCAATAGAGGAAAAATTTACCAAGATTAAATAATTACGGTAAGTAGAAGTAAATGTATTTGTTGCTGCACTAACGGTTGTTACACCTGAAAATGACGCTCCAGTTAAATAAACTAACGCTGGGCTAGTTGGTGCAGTTGTACCTGTCTTGTAGACCCATGCCGATGCGTCGTACACAGCCACTTTGTCGGTATCGGTTTCATAAATAACTTGACCATCAAACGGTGACGAAGGGCGCGTGGTACTAGTACAAACACCAGGCTTCAAAGAGCCAATACCGTATCCAGCGTCTAATCCCATTACGCTGTCTGCTTCTCCCAACCCACAACAGTAACAGTCACCTTGCTCGCAGTATCAGACAAACCCTGCAACGTTTCACCAGCCGCCAACACCAACGCCGTATCCCAAACCATCACATCATTCGCACCAATCGGCAACGCAGAAAACAAACGATTAGCAGCAGTAGCCGCCGAACCAACAGCAAGCGTCACAGTACGGTCAACGGTGTCCGTGTTACAAATAACCACCTGCTTAATAATCTCCGCATAACCAGTAGCAGCCGTACAAATAGTTGTAGTCGACGTACCCAACTGGACAGGTCCACCCAACCGTGATTCGTTTCTGTCACCAACAGCCATATTACGCTCCAACATCCATAGTGATAATCGCCATCAACGAAGTCGCTGACAACGCTTGTGAAATCTTGTAATCCAAACTAGTCGTAACCGCCGACCCGTTCACCCCAACTTTAGCCTGCAACGCCTCAATAGCATCGTTAGCATCAGCGTGCTGGTCAGCATGAGAAGGACTAGTAAGCGCATCAGTACTAAGCGGATTAGTTAACGCGTCTAGCGAAGTAGGAAAGCCTGTTGCCACTAGGGGCTACCTTCCTAGTCCAGCGTCAACGTAAGTGACGTAATCTGAAAAGTATCGCCAGCGGTAACAGCAGCCGAAGAAGCCAAGCCACCCGACCATAGACAGTTGCCTGCGGTGCTGGCATCCCACAACGACCAATGGCTGTAAGTCTCAGTAGTAGAAACGTTCGTCCACTCAACCGTTGCAGAAGAAGTCATAGAGCCAGAAGAAGCCGCAGAAAATGACACAGATTTGCGGGTTGCCTCAGTAGCAGCATTAGACGTACCAGCCTCACCAGGGTCGCCAGTGTGCAGTTTAAGGTAGGTTCCAGCGACAGAGAACGATGTCCCGCGCAGCGTGTCAAGTAACGCTAGTTCTGCATAGTTAGAAATCGACATTGTAAACCTTTCGTGTTATAAGACTATAGCAAAACGAAAGCCCCCCACCTCCCGTACTAGGGGAAATGAGGGGCTTTTGTCTCAACTGTAATCAGTTATTAGTTAGCACCAATGCTTGATGCTGACTCGATGCGGCGGAGTGATGCTTCGCGGAAGCGACCATAGCCACCCAACCAGTACCAACCCAATGGCTGCAAGCGCATGAGGAGGTCGGTTACGTTGCCACGGACAATCTTCGGTACTGCACCGTTTCCGTCTTGTACGCTGTACGCCTTTGCAAGAGCCTGACGACCCATGATGTGTGTGCAGTATGCATCGATTGAACCAGTTGTGCTGGTACCGTTCGAAGCGTTCGTGAACACCTTGGCGCGAGGGGTTTCAATGAAGCGAACCGACTCAAACAAGCCGATTTCTCCGTTGTAGATTCCCTCTGGGTTGACGTAGTTAGCTGGCGTGCGCCATGCTGCTGCGTCAGTTGCCGAACGGAAGTCGTACGAAACGTCTGGGTGGATAAAGCCGATGTATGAACCGTTGAAGGTCGCTACGTTTGCACCACGCAACTGTGCGACGGTCCTACGAACATCGTCAGCGGCAAGTACGTCGTCTGCTGAGATTGACTCACGGCTTGTTGGTGTGGTTGAACCACCAGTTCCGTAAATAACGTTGGTTCCGCCAGCAAGAACTTCACGGACAACCTGGTCGATTGAATCGCCTGCGTTGTATCCGATGATGTTTGCTGCTGCTGAGTCAACATCCAAGAACGCTGTTCCACGCAACTTGGCGGTGGTTACTACTGCGTTACCGTATTCGTTAAGAGTTACGGTTACTTGGCTGTCGGACAATGCTGTTGGGGTTACGTCGGTAACTTCGTTCAACGTTGACGTTGCTGCTGCAATGTCGCTGAAGATGGTGAATGTTACGCCCGTACCTGGCATTGCCTGCTGTACTGGTTGTACGTCTGCTGCCTGGTCGAAGAGGAGTTCTGAACGAAGGGCGAAGTACGCCAAACGGTCAAACGCTACCTGGTCTACGGACAGTGACGAGGTTGTTGTTTCGCCTGCCATTTTAATTTTTCCTTTGGTTTAGAGGTTTATGAATTTCCTAAAGCTATTCGTGCCTCTGCCAAAATTGAATCTACTTCTTGTGGACTTCGCGCGTCTTGTAGTCTGCGGTTCCAGTCGATTGGTGGTTGAGCGGTTTGTGAACCTGCAGCAATTTTTGCTGTTCGGTTCCAAGCTTGTGCTTCTTCCATTAACGGACTTGGTTCTGGGGGACTAATCAATTGTGCTTCCACTGCAGCTTGTCTGATGGACTCTGGTGAAAGTTCACCGTCATAGCCTTTAACGAAATACTTTGACGCTGGTGCAGTCAGGTCGATGCCTGCTTTCACGAACGCTAGTTCTCGTTTGGCGATGTCGGCTTCGGCGAGAAGTTTTTTGGCTTCTGCGTTTTCCTTTTCCAGTTGACGCATCCTTGCCCTAACAGGGTTTCGGTTGTCGTCCATTTGGTCTTCGCTGTCGTAGTTGTCAATATCTGACATATGGCACTCTCCTTTTGCCCACATCACTCTGGAGGGTAGTGATGGCTGCTGTTGATTTGTCACCCCATATTGCTCCGCACGGTTCGGGGGTTGTCCGTGAAGGTATTACGAACTATAACACATTACATGCCGACTGTGGTGAGTCCTGTCTGTTGTCCGCCTTGTCCTGTGAAGCTGCCGCCTGTTTCAAATGCTGCGGTGCGTCCGCGTCGGCGGCGTGCGATTCGTTGTGCTGCGGCTTGTTCGTTGGTGAGTACTCCTGAAACGATTTCTTCTTGGGTGAGTGCTTGTTCACCTAGGAGGTTTGTTTGGAATAGTTCTTGTTGTTGTCCGATTTGGGTGAAGCCTTGTTGTGCTTGTTCTGCGCTTACACCTTGTCGGGCTAACTGTTCTGCTTGTGCGGTTGTGATTTGCATGCCGCCTTGGGTTACGCCTGCTGCAGCGATTTGTGCGGCGCGGGCTTTGCGTTCTATTTCTTGACCTGATTTGAGTGGGTCTAGGAAGTAGGCGGCGATGTCACCGTCGGTGAGGTCGGGGACCATTCGTTTGAGTTGGTTGACGACTTCTGGGCTGGCTTGGGTTACTGCGTTATACCCTTGTTGTATTCTTTGGGCTAGTTCGACTGGGGAGATGTCGTTGGCGATGAAGTTGGCGAAAGCTTCTTGGGTGTCGTAGAAGCCTTTTGGCATGCCAAGGTTCTTCAGGTTTGTTTTGTATGACATTTCCTGGTTGATGTACTCAGCTTCAGAAAGCTCAGGCAAACCTTTAGCCACACGGTCAGCGTTACCTTTGAACCGTTCCTTGTAAATAGGTGTCTGACGAATCGAACCGAACAATGCATCAGCGTTACGCACCAATGTGGTGTCAGCCATGACAGCTTGGTTCAGGGTATCGAACAGTCCTTCAAGACCATAACGACGAAGCACGGCTTTGAGTTCATCGGCGGCAGCGTTGCCAACTGGCAGCACCGTAGGGGTGGATGGGGTAACAGGGTTGTAAACCGTTGTTGGGATTACTGGACCAGTCGGTAGGACCACTGGCGCAACAGGCGCAACAGGCACAACTGGTGCTGCTGGCGCAACAGCCGATGCCTGAGCCAACTGGACCTTAGCTGTGATTTGCTTGCGACCTTCAGGGGTTGCACCAAGTTCAGCGAAACGAGCATTAAGAGCAGCAGTATCAACAGGCTTACCAGCAGCTTGAAGTTCAGCGGTGCGCTGTTGAATAAATAATTCTTGGCGTTCTTGTTTAGTCAAAGCCATAATAGTTAACCTTTCACTGCTCCGAAACCTCTAGTAATAGTAGAAGCCACATCACGATACAACGTCTTAGCCTCATCAGTTGACTGCCATTCAGGCAACGTACGCAGGAACTTGCCCCACTCTGTCACATTCATCAGGCGAGTCTCATTCGTGTTCGGGTCCTGGTATGACAACAAACGCCCCCACTTGTTCGCATCCGTGAAGTCAATCGTGTACGGGTCAATACCAAGAGTGCTTGCAGCAACAGCACGATAGGTTGCCGTAGCCTGTGCGACAGTACGACCAGCGTCCAATTGTCCTTTCAACGCAGGATACAAGTTCTCCGCGTCACGACGCATCATCTCCTTAACCTGTTCAGGGGTCATCGTCTTCATGATGAGGTTCTGAGAGTATGCGTTGATAGTCGCATCATCAAGTTTGATGCCGTAGTCAATGGCGTATTGGCGGACACTTGCCGCATCCAACCCTTGCGTTACTGCTTCGCCTGCTACACCGCCAGGGGTTCTACCTGTTTTGGCTACTTCTGCACCAACATAACGGGCTGTTTCGTTACTATCCCAACCGTATTTAATGGCTTGTGTAGCAAGGTTCTTTAGTGCAACAGGGTCTAGTGAGTAGCCTTGTTTGCCAATATAGGTTTCAAGTTCGAACTGTTTGGCGTTGATGTCATTGGCAAGGGTAGTTGGGTCTGTGGTCTGCTTGTCAATGTAGGCACGTTCTTTAGCGTCTTTTGTTTTCGACCATTGGGTGGATTGAACGGCGTTAAGGAAACGGTCCTTGGTCCATTTCTGTTTAACGGCTTGGTCAATAATTACCTGCAGTTCTGCAACTGATTGGTAAAGGTCTGCTATCCAACCGTATTGTTCTTTAGCGTATTGGAACCATGCTGGCGTACCTTGTGCTGGTACTTTTTCTTCTTTTGTTGATGGTGTAATTGCCATGGTTATCCTTGCATCCAGTCAGATAGTACGCCGAT